AACAAACCAGCTTTAGACACAACCAAATTTGCATCGGTTAAAAATTCGAGCATTGTGTAACCAATGCCTCCAACCGTGATACTCGACGACGTGCCGCCCGTCGCTGTTCCGTAACCAGAACCCGCACCGCTAAAAAAAACAGCAGCACTAGAACTAGTAAAATAAAGCGTTCCACCTCCCCATTGTGCCAACGCTAAAGAGCCAGCGGTAGTAACCGTTGCCGTGCCAGCTGTAATCGTGCAAGTGCCGGCACCAATGTTTTGTATAAAAAGGTTGTCGCCAGCGCTAAAAAGTGACGTGTTAACCGTAATCGTTGTTGCGCCTGCCGCGTTCATTTGTACGCGCTTGCCAGCGTCGCCAGCAACTAGCACGTAGCTAGCGGTTTGTGCGTTAATCGGTACGTTAAAAGTTGAATTAAGTTGTTCGGCCGTTAAGACGTTGCCGCTAACAAAAGGGTACGGGGTTGTTGCCATATTGGGTACTTTATCCTAAAACGGGTTGCGGGTCGGTTATTCCTAAAATTCCGTAAACGGCGTCATTCAAAATAAATTCGTACACAATCGTTGTAGGGCTGGTACTGATTAGGACGCTATGCCCGGTAGCAAAATTTAGGCGGTGCTCTATGCCCTCAATGGCTAGCTCTTGCGCTAGCTCGCTGGTTGTCAGGCCCGTGGTAAAAGTCTTTTCTATGGTGATTGTGTCGCCAATCTCAAGGGTGGCTACCGTGTCGCGTTGGCTGTTGCTAAGCAAGGTAAACGACGTTTCTACGGACGTGTAGCGGGCCTCGGGTTGGCCGTTTAGTAGGTAGTCGGCGGCGTCGTCTATGGCTGTTTGCTCATGTAAAAGGCTGTTGCCAATGTTGGTGGTTTGTATAAAGTACGTGGCAATGCTGCCAGCGTCTACAGCGGTGGCTGTTTTGTCGTCTAGCGCGGTTACTACGGCGCGGTTTATTACTTGGTCGGCTTCAAACGATATGCCTACGCCCGTAAATTTAAGGGTGCCGGGTGCGCCGTCGTCGTGGAAATCGGCAGAGCTGCCCGCAAGCGTGTTGCCGATACGGTTTTGGAAAGTTAGGACGCCCGCTCGAGACATAAAGAGCCGCCCAAATTCGGCCGTGTCGTTAATTTGGGTTAGGTAGTTAAGTACGTTGGTACCGGCTGGCACGGTATAGGCGGCGGCGTGGCCAAGGTTTACGGTGCCTGTAGCAATGTTACGGGCCGCTAACGGAAACGCTACCTCAGGTAAATCTAGGACGGTTGTAATGCGCTCGCCCGAGGTTTCAGGGTCTACGTTAAGCTCGTTTAAAACGGTTTGGCTTAACAAATAAAATTGGTCGGCACAATAAACCTCTACCGTGTCTGTACCGCCAAGCGCAAAATTGTAGTCGTAGTTGACTATGTAGCCGTTAAAAATGTATTGCGGGGCGTTTAGCGTGTCGTAGCGTAGTAGGCGTACCTCGCGCATTGGGGCTAGTCCAGGTTGTGCCGTAGCCGTGTCATAAAATGGGCTATCCGTATTGAACGGATTGAATACCCCGGACGCCAACGTGTCGTCAAGGGTAAAAGTCATGGTGCCAGCGCCGAACGTGTCGCCTTGGTCGCGTCGTCCACGGCGTACGTTGACGTTTAGCGCGCCGTCTAAAACGCTGGCAAATTCGCCTATACCGTCTAACACGTATTCGGTATTGTTGAGCACCCCGCGCGTAGCGTCGTCAAGCGTAAACGCGTTGAGCTGGAAACCCGTCGCTATTTGTAGGTCATAGTTGCCCGATTGGACTACAGCAACAGCCATGTTATGCCACGTTTAATTGCAGCGGGCCAGCGGTACGCGAATACGCCCGCAAGGCGTTAACAACGCTTTGCCCTATTTCGGCGCTAGTAGACAAGCCGCCAGCCACGTTAATTGTTACGCCGCTACCGCCCATGTTGCCCATTTGCGATAATGGGATAACAGCTTCGGGGCCTGCCTCGCCAATCATGGCAAGCGTTGGCCCGGTCACTATGCCGCCGTCCGCCATTTTAGGTATCGAGCTGCTAATAGTGGAAACAATACGGTTAACGCGCTCGGTTACTACAACGTCAATGTTTACCGAGCGCTTAAGCTTTGCGGCTATCTCGTCCATTTTTGCCATAAGTTTTGGCGTTAATTTGGTTAGCTCTGCCTCAAGGCCGTTAACAATAAAGGTTGCTTGGTCAACGCCAGCCTTGTACCAATTGTTGGCAGCTTGTAGGCCTACCTTGTCGGCTGCCCGTTGAGCGGCCTCTACAAGCGCGTTGGTTTCGTCTATAGCGGTTTGCCCGCCCTTTACAAGCTCTAGCGCTATTTCGGCGCCAGCGACGTTGCCAGCGTCCATAACGTAGCCCAATGCGTCTTGGCTTAAACCCATTTCCAAGGCTTTGCCAAGGTTGGTGGAATACTCAACAATGCCACGTACTTGCCCGCGTAGCGCGTCTAAAAAGCCTTTAAAACCGTAGTCGCCAGCCTCGAGCGCAGCGTTAAAGTCAAGGGCACCCTTTACGGCGTCGCTTACCTTGGTGGCAAAATCGTTAAATTCGCCTTGCGCGTCGGCCAACTTATCCTTAGCGGTATCTACTGCCTCGGTAAGTTTTTCTTTAAGCGCCTCGGCAAAACTTTCCACCTCTTTTTTAGCGCCGCCCACGTTGTCTTTTGTCTCTTTAAATTTAGAATTAAATACACCGGCAGCGTCCGCTACGCGCATTTGCTGTTGAGCCGACAAACCAAGCGCCTTGTTGTACGCGCCTGTTTCTTGCTCGGCGTCAAAATAGCCCGAGCCAATAGCCTGCAAGCCGTTAACAAACGCCGATATTGGGTTTATTAGCTCGAGGATTAACTTGCCAAATTTGCCTACTTTTATCGTGGCGTTAGTTGCCGGGGTTGGCATATTGCTAAACGCGTCGTTAATTTTTACTAGGCCGTTAGCAAAATCGGTTGCCGCCGGCAATAGTTGTTGGCCTAGTTGTATTTGAAAGTTTTTAAACAATGCGCTTAGGGTGCGCTGCTTGTTTGCTAGCCCGTCGGCTGTTCTAGCAAAGTCGCCTTGCGCGTCGCCTGTCTGTTTGTAAATAGCGGATTGGGCCGCCAAAATCTTTTGTTGTGCTGTTAACGCGCCGCTGCCCTTGTATATGCCTAATTCCATTGCCTCGGCTTTTAGGGTTGCGTCGTTGAGCAATACACCAAAACGGCGTAGAGGCTCTGCTTCGCCACGTAAGGCCGCGCCAATGGCTTGTACGGCTTCCTCGGGTGTTGTGTTGTTAAACGAGGCTAGGTCAGTAGACAGCGTTACAAAGTCGGTTGTAAACGTGCTTAAATCCTCGCCAGCAAGCCCGGCAGCTTTACCGAACGTGCCAAAAGCACCGGCAGCGTCGAGCACCGATTGTTTAGACTGGCCAAGCTCTCGAGCGGCAGTATTGGCAAAGTCTTTAACGCTCTTTGACGCCCGCCCAAAAATTACGTTTACTTTGCTGGTTGCTTCCTCAAAGTCTGAGGCCGCACGAATAGCCGGGGCAATAACTTGCGTAATAGTGCCAATCGCGGCGGCGGCTGGCAGCAATGCGCGCTGCAAAATAAAGCCTGCTTTTTGCGTTGTTGTGGTAAGGCTTTTAAATTCGCGTTGAGCGTCGGCAACACCCTTGCCACTAAAACTTGTTAAAATCGGTATGTTAATTGCCACGGGATACCACCAAATTACGGTTTGTCTGTGTCATAACTTTACCCACAATGCTTAGTAGCTCGGCGGTTACTGCCGGGCGGTTGCTTTCTACGGCCTTGTCGATTACACGTGGGGCGTCTCCTACCTCTTTTTTTAGGCTGGCTATAAACGCCGTGTTGCGAATACCGCTAATGCCAGCGCCCGCGTGGTCATAGATAGCGCCAGCAAAACTCTTTTGTTGTACCACCATTAAACGGTATGGCTTGGCAGCGTACACAACTTGCCGCGTGTAGCCGCCTTGGTCAAAATCTACGTAGCGCTCTTTAGTAGCTCGTACACCTACCCGCACGTTAAAGCCGCCTTGCACCTCGGATATGTTCCAAGCCGCCTCTCGGCCACGGATTAGCGAGCCTCGACGCATACCGGATAGCGGGGCACCGTTGCTACGCGATTGTGTAGAAACCATGCTTCGCGCCTCTTGCACAATTTGATTGCCAACCGTTTTAATGTCTTTAGTGACTTGCCGCCTAATTTTGCGGTCTATGTCGTTTAACTCTTTTAACGCGTTTTGCACCCCGTAAACGTCAATTTGTCCGGTTATGCCCATAGCGTCGCTACCTTTTTTTGTGTGCTTCCGTCAACACTTTAGCCACCGTCTGCAAGTCTTGTAGCTCAAACGGGATATTAGGCGGCCACCAACCGACAGCTACTAGCACCTCGGCTAGCTGGCGTCTGTAGGTGCCGCTTCGGTAAAACTTGGTTGCTCTTGGTCTACCGTTTCAATGTTTACAATCGTTTTAATAAAATTGTCAAACTCGGCGGGTACAACAATCTTGTTTGCTTTTGACGCTTCAAACGCCAAAAACGCCAAATCCTCCATACCAAATTGTCGAGCCATATCGCCCGCACTACGTTTAAATTTGCGCTCCCATAGCACAATTACGTATAGGTTGGTTTCAACCGTGTAGGTATTTTCGCGTGTCTCTACTCGTATTGTCATTTGCATAACTTGCCTCTTTCGTGTCGGGCCGTGTTGAGGCCGTTATTAGGAAACGTCTACCGAGTATGAGCCGCCAGTAAACGTAATGTCAATAGTTGACAATTCGCCCATGGTTGCGTTAATGACTGGCAAAGACTCTAGGTAAGTGCCTGTCAAAATAAAACCCGGGTTGGTTGCCGAATAAGTGTTTGGCGTTGTCGGTGCTTGTGGCGAAACCAACACGTTGCATTGGGTACCAACAAGGCTGGCCAATGTTGCGTATGTTTCGGTTGCGGCGTAGCTCATGTAAAGAGTAAGTGTTAACTCGTTGTTTTCAAGGCCTGCCGACATAAAACGGGCGGTGTCACCAAATGCGGTACTTTCCAATGCTTCTACCGTGCGGGTGAGCGTTGCGGCGGTGCACTGGTCACGCAAGTTAACCGTTGCGATAGTTACGTCCGGGTTGCTTAGGTAAGTTGTTGTGGCCATGGGGTTACTCCTCGTTTGTGTCTATGTCTTTTTTAGCATTTTTTACGGGCTTAGGTGCGGATACTTTAATGAAGCCGCCAGCAAGTAACGCCTCAATATTAGCTCCGCGCATTACGGCTAGGTCGGCGTCAAATTCGGCGCCCGGTGTACCCACTCGAGGGCTAACAACGGTGTATTTGCTCATGCTGTCGTACTCGCTTTCAAGTCAATGGTTAAATCATAGGCTGCGTACTCGGCCCCACCGTACACCGCCACCGTTGGGCGGCCGCCAGTAACCGCCACGTTTTTGGCAAGTAGTAAAGCTGCCATATTCATTAGCGAGCGTTGCGCGTCAAGGTTGCCCGGGCCAAGGGTAATAAGCCGCACCGGAAAGGTAATTTCTACAATGTTGAAGTTAAACGCAACAAAGCTAGGGGCGTCTATAAACGCGCACGGCGGGTTAATGTTCCGCGGGTCATTGGTGACGGTTAGCCCCGTAATCGTGTTTAGCGTCGTTGTCAAGTCGTCTAACGCGACGTTAAAAAGGTCGGTGTATGCGGGTACGGGCATTAGGCCACCGCGGGGCGGTCAATACCCAACAGCTGTTTAACCATTGGGCTAAAGCCTGTTGAGCCGCCAGTAGTCATACCATCAAACGACGCGTAATCCATGCCAGCGCTACCACGTTGCCTATACAAAAAGCCTGCATAAGCCACCGTTCCGAGAGTTACCGCCGCGCTCGGTGAGGTCGTCAAGCTGTCCACGTACCCGGCTTGCTGTCGTCGCTTGTAGCAAACGGCGTTTGCGCTTGTGCGGCATTGCGTTAAAAACGTGGCGTCGGCCGCTGTAGCGGTGCCTATGCCTAACCAATCCTCAACTTGGCTGTCGAGCGTTACCCACGTACACGTGGGCGTAGTGGTCAGGGTGCCGGTAGCGGCCACAATCTGCACGTTGTCGGCTGTACGCGCATACAACACTTGGTTTTGTATTGGTAGCTGGTAGTCGTAGGTAAAAAAGCCTTGCTCGTCTACGCCAGTAAAATAGTATTGCGGCAAATCCGCTACTAGATACGTGCCGTTAAACGTTGCGTCAACGCCGCTAATAACTACAGACTGCCCAACCTCGAGCGGGTCGGCGTTTGTTTGTAATACTAAAACCGCGTAATTGTCGGTTAAGTATTTTTGTGTGACCGAGTAAGCGGCCATAATGGCCTACCTTTCGGTTATCAGACGAACTTGACGAACTTGGTGGCGTCTGCCATGAAAGCGGCAGCGTAACCACGGAAAGCAATCGTGCGGCCCAAAGTTGCTGGTACCTCAACGCTAATTGCGCCTTTTTGCTGTTCGTAGAATTCGAAACCAGCGGCAGGGCCGGCAGCGTGTCCCATGAATGAGCCCGGTGCGTTCTTGTCAACAACAAGTACCAAGCCAAGCGGGTTGCCGTTCCACGTTGTTGCAGCGGCGTTGCCGGCAGCGTTTTGGCCCATAAGGTTTGGTGCACCCGTGTACGGAAATACTGGACGGTTTGAATCGTCTACCGAGCTGGCCAATGCGGCCCAACTTGCAGGCGTTACAAACATGTGCGTTGGTAGGTAGTTAGAGTTTGCCGAAATTTGGCGAGCGCCCTCGTAAATTGCTGCTACCCAATCTGCACCTTTAGCGGTGTCGGCTACCGATGAAGTTTGTGTAATTGCTGCATGGCAAGTGTCTACGGCGTAGTTGTCGGTTGCTTGGCCGTAAGCGATTGCGAGCTGGTTCAAAATAATGTCAATGCTTGACGGGTCACTCCAATCAAGGTCTTGTTCGGACACGGTGACAAATGTTCCGAAACTTAGTTTTGAAACGTCGTTGTTCGAAACTACAACGGTTGACGCGTTCAACTGGTCAAACTGTGCGGCTTGTTGTGTAACAACTGGTCGAGTTGTAATTACTGGACGGCGGAAAGTTGCGCCAGCTGTTGGCATTGCCCTAGTCCCGATTGCGCTAACAAAAGGCCTAATTGGGTTTAGCGAATCGTAGACGCTGCCGGTGATGATTTCGGGCAAAATGCCGGGGGTGCTTTCGGTGTTAATAAATGGTGCAACGCCGGGTGCAGCTTCGACAACTGCTTGCTTAATGTTTGCGTTGAGCTGTGCAAAGTCGGCGCCGCCACGTACGTAGCTAGCGATATATTCCGACGTGCTTGGCAAACGCAATTTGCGAGGCTGTGCATAAATGGTTTGCACGGTTGCGGCCTCAATAACGGCTGGTGTTTCTACGGTCTTTTCCATTTCGGTTAACTCCTCGTTTTCGTCTTGTGTATTATTTAACTCTATTTCGTCGGGCTCTTGGTGGATACTCGCCGCGACGCGCTGCACCTTGGCGGCCTCAAATGCGCCATAGGGCAGCAAACTGAGCTCTTGCCAATCGGCCTTAGTGACAACCATGGTGCCAGCCTCGTCAAAACTAAATTCGACGGGCAAAATGCCTACGCTTACGCTGTCCAATACGCCGTCTTTTGCAAGCTCAAGCGCTTCGTTGCCTAGCGTTGTTTCGCTTATCTTGGCTTCAAACATGACGGTATCGCCTACCAACTCTCGAGCCGTCACCAAGCCGATTGGGCTAGTGCTGTCATGGTTTAGATACATTTTGGGTTTCTTGCCCTCAAGCGGTAGTGCGCCCGGCTCGAAACGTACTTTTTGCCCGTCCGATACGACGGCCTCTACGCCGTATTGTAGGGCGACACCGGCAAGGGTTCTACGTGGCAGCGCGTCACCTTTAGCGGCGTCTAAATTTAATTCTTGTGGGATTAACCTAAGCATTGTTTACCTCGTTTGCCATGTCCGGCATGTTTTCGGCGCTGTCTTGGTATTGGTTTTCTAAATAGCTTTCGATGTCAAACATAACACCCGTGCCACGTGGAAGTACGTTATCCGCGCTTAGTGTTTCTTGTATGCAATCTATATACGGTTTTACGCCGAACGTGTACAAGTCGCGCGACGCTTCCGAGCTACTGACATACGAGTAGTTGCCAATGCTTACCGAAACAAGGTAAGCGGGCACGTTTGCAATGCGCGCAATTTCTTTTGCTTGGTATTCTGCCGCGTCAATCAAAAGCATTTTGTCGGGTGTTGCGTTGTTAGGTATTACCTCTACAAATTCGTTTACGGCACACGTGGCCGACGCGTAACGCGCAGAATCGTAGGCCGCGGCCAAATCGCTGAGCTCTTGCGGGCTCATGGGCTCGCCGCCAGTCTGCCTAAGCGTTACGGCTGGTTGCAGCGAGCTCGAGTTGCGATTGCGGGCCTGCTCTAGCTTTAACGCGGTATCTACTGACGTTGCGCCGGTATAAATTAAACCTTGTATTGGGCTTAAAAACTGTACGCAATCCTCGTAACGAATTGGTAAGCCTTGAAACAAAATTTGTTTTGATGGGCCAAACCATACGCCAGTACCTTGCGCTTGGTCTTGTGTTGTAATCATTGCAGCGGGTAAACGTGTAAACGCTGCCGGGTATCCGTCGGCGGTGCGCTCGGTTATATACCAAAATGCCCGCCCATAAAAGAATAAATCGTCAAATGTCCAACTTAGTAAAAAATTATTTGTGACGCCTTTGTCGATACGTCGTAGCCATGAGCGCGGCGCCTCGGGTACCTTTTCCATTTCGTCGCCGTTCCACATTTCTTTGTACATGACAAGCGGCAGACAGCCCACAAGGCTTGCCATTAAGTCGCGGCTACGGCTAATGGTTGGTACTTGCATAAAGCGGCTACGGTTTACGCCGTCGGTGTACGCAAAAAAGTTTCCAATTTGTGAGGCGCCAGCGTTGCTACCGGCAGCGGCTTTAACAACGGTTGCTGGTTCAGGTTTGCGCGTAAAAATAGCCATGCGTTTAGTGTGCCATATTTAGGCGCGGATTGGTGGCACTCGCTGGCGGCGAGCAATCCCCGACGGAAAGCAAGGCCAGCGAGCGCCAAGCAAACTTTAGCGGTTAGCGCCCATAATCATTGGTTTACCGACAAGTTGCGGGCGGCTGGCCATGGCGGCGGCCCATACCATGCAACGCGCTGCCTCAATTGGGCCCGGGCTACGTGTCGAGGATAAAGCAACGCTTCCGTTGTGTTTGATAAGTACGGCCCGCTCAACGTGTTGCGTTAGTAGTAACTCGCCGTTGTGTTGTAAACGGTTTTCTACAATCATTGAGCGCACCGCTGCCGTCCATTTCAGTAGCTCACGGTAACCAACTATGGTGCGGCGACGCTCGAGCGCTGGCGGGCAACTTACCTCTAGCGCGGGGATTATTGCTAGGCGTAGCCCCGGGTTGTTTTCTATTTCTATGTCAACTAGCCGCCACATTTCGGCAACGCTGTTAGCGGTAAAAGCCACGGCTACGTGTGTTTTGTTGCCAGCTTGTACGGCGCGCACCGCGGTATAACGGGCCTCGTCCGTTGAGCTTTCGATAGCCAACACTCCGCCGGGGGGTGGCGGTGTATCGGTTTTGCAAGCGTCAAAAACACCAATTTCTAGCCAGCCTGTTGTTACGGCTTGCCAAAGGTTTACGGACGCTCTAAGAAACGCCGAGCGGTTAGGGCCTAGCGCTTCGCCCTCGATTACGTCTAGGTCAATGAGGCCGCCAGCTAGTGCGGGGTTTGCGTACTCCCATGCCTCGGGCGTCATTGGGTCTAGTTGTGGGCTTGGGCTAAATTCGGCAAAGTACAACGTGGTTTGTTTGCCGCTATCTATTGCCCTTAAACCTTGGTCACGCCAGCGCAATAGCGCGGTACTTTCTTGCGTACCCGCCGTGCTCACAAGTAAACACAACGGGTTTTTACGTGCACGTTGAGACGGTAGTAAACCGTCGTCTATGGCGGCCTCAGATATTTGCCATACCTCGTCGGCGGTAATGAGGTCGGCGCTGTAACCGTGACCCGCTGCCGGGGTAGCTGCTCGAATATGCCACACGCTGCCATTCGGCATTGTTAGCTTTTGGCGTCCGTAACTCCACGAAACTTCGGCCCCAAATTTGGCCTCGAGGATTGGCGCCAAATAACTGAATTGCGCGGCTGTCAAATCCAATTTATGGCTAACGCTAATTACCGTTTGCGGCTGGCCTCGGTGCTCGGCCTCTTTAGTAAGCCAATGCCCTATAACCGCGCTGCTCAAAAGGCTCTTGCCGTTCTGCCGGGCCACACTTATTAAACCAACACGGTGTAACCACTTACCAACGTCGTCAAAAGCGGTCAAACCCTTTAAGCAATGCAGCTGCCACGCCATAAGCGGTAGCCCAAGCACCCTCTCCGCAAACTCCCCAATTTCGATTGCGCGTGATTGGCTGCCAACGTGCGTCGTTGTTTCTAGTCTCGGCTGGTATCGGCCGGTTAGAGCTAGTTGCGGCTGGTTTCCAAAAAATATAGGAATTAAAGCTTGCGGGGGCTTCGCTTGCGTTTGTAAAAAAACGGGTTCCGCAAATCCTTGTGGTGTAAGGGTTTTAGCGCGTTGTTTTTGTTGTGCGTATTGTTGGCCGCGTCTTGCGTTACACGGTTTGCATGCCGGCACTAAATTAGAAATGTCGTTTGTTCCACCGGCGTCGCTCGGCTCGAGGTGGTCGGCCTCGGTTGCTTGGTTTACTCCGCACCAGTGGCACACGGCGTTGCCGTTGTCAAGCACTTTTAAGCGGTTGTGTTTAAATTCTTTTTGGTTGCGTTGCTTGCTGTTGTTGTTAGTTGGCATTGCTACTCCCGCGCTTCGCTTGGGCTAGCGCGCCGCAAGCGGCTTGCTGTCGTGGTTGCTGGTAGCTGCTCATGTCGGGTTTACCTCGGTTGTGTTGGTTTGTTATCGGTATGTCAATGCTCGAGCGATTAAAGCCTAATGCGGTAATGCTCACCCACGGGGTTGCCTCAACCCGTACCCTTGCATTACTTAGCCAATTATGTTTATGGCTCGCCGCACCATGTCACCCGATCAGGGGCATGGCGCTCTACCCACGTCACCGTGTTTTATACCTGTCACCTTGCGAGGGGTGTAGGCCTTGGTGCTTGCCGATTGTTTAGAAAACGGGGTGTAAATGGGTGCCGTACAGTAGCTCACAAATCTCTTGCATTTGGTCAGGCCGCCATACAAACGCCATTTGCCCACAAGCGCGTAACGCTGTAAGCCATTCCTCTTGGCCAGCGGTGATCTTGCCGCGTTGCGTTTTAAGTTCTGCAAACACAACCATTGGCTTACGGGCACCGTCGCCCGGGTGCACTAGCACTAGATCAGGAAACCCGCTGTTGCCTTGTGTTGCTGTCGCCCAACTGCCGTTAGCGCGTTGGCTTGGTAGATCGTGGTGCACTAGCCAACCCCACGTTTGAGCAAACGCAACAACCTCGTTTTTAAATTGGCGCTCACTAATTAAGTTGTGCGTAAG